GGAATATTGAGACCTTGATTATAACAGAACTGAATTTCAAATTATAGAAAACGTATTCCTAGTTATATTATCATTTGTTAATACAGCTACATTGATGCATATAATTCTTTCATTATTATATAAGGGTGCAATTTAGAAGAAAACAGAAGAAAATGGAAGAAGAAACGATACAGAATATGACTAAAATGCTAATGGCGACACTAACTGATCACATAGATTTTAATAAAATACTTCAAACAACAGTTACGGCTATAGTAGCTTTTTTCTTTAATAAAAAGATGGCAACTCCTATTATCAAGAAAGTCCTATCAAAAGTAAAAGAAAAAATCAATGAAAAAATAGATAGCGTAATTGATCAGTCAATGCTAAGACTAGGAACGACTCAAAATTCGAAAGAAATGGTGACAAATTGTATAGCACAAGAAATGCGTAAGTTTGACACAATAATGAAAAATCTTGAAGATACAACGCTTGATTTTGATGTTATGGCTAGGTTTGATGAGAAAACAGTTGACATTGACAAGAAAATACGTGGAATTGAAGAATCAATGGAAAGAAGAATGAAAGATTTTGAGATTAAAATGAATGCATTGATGAAATCAGTAACACAGTGCACTAAAAAGAAAGAAACACCAATAGTTCATATTGCACAACAAGATAAAGTACAGCTGTACACAGGACCAAAAAAAGAGTATGATCCTCGTGACAAGTTGTAATTAACGTCTCGCGAAGTCGGATTGGTGCAGAGCCGATGGGTTTCGTAGGCCAGTCCTCCTCCAGGCTTCAGTTCAATAAAGACCC